ATCTCGGCTCTCTACGAAGCGCGTCAGGTTAACGCTGGTACTTAGCGTCCATTCTTGGCTTGGGTCGTTCGTGAGCGAGCTAATGAAGTCCTGAGCGATTTGCAGTTGGTCGCTTAGAACCTCATCTTCGTTATCCTGCCAACCCAATGTCGGACTGCCCGAAACCACTCCGCCCATCGAGGCAATGGATTCCACCCTGTCAGAGAAATAGACCCCCACCACAAGGCTAAGAGTACCCGCATCCGTAGTCGCTGACTGCACGTCTGCAAACACGAGTGGATAGACGATGCGCTCACGGCTTGGGGTTCGCAGGTTTATCGTGTTGTCCGTTCCTATCGCAAGCGGGTCGCCCGTTCCGAACGAGTTCACCTGCGGATGGCTGTTTGCAAGCGTCAGGAGTGCCTGCTTGATTTTTATCCAAGACATATTTTTGGAGTTTCAGGATGTTTTTTGCGTGTGCGCCCATCGTTAGCAGTTGTTGCAGTAGGGGTCGTAGCCATACGGCCAAGGTCGGTCGAGGCCAGCACCACGGCGCAGGGTTCTTGCATCAAGAGCCATGCCTGTGTTGTAGTTTGTGCCGTTGGGGTAGATGGTGTCAATGGCCGATGGAGGTGAGTTGAACAGCGGGTAATCGCTGCGATTCTCCATCAGGTAGCGGGTGATTCGCTCGGAGTACCATTCGGCATCGTTCTTCACCTTGTCCGTTAGGCGAGTGATTTCGTCCATGCTCATCTGGGAACTTTCCTCGCTCGTCCTGCGGACCATGCCCTTGTTCATGTACTTAAACGCCAATACCATGGGTAACTCGTAGTAAAGCCATTGCACCATGGCAGGTTGGATGTAATCTTCCAGCAGCGTGTTGTTCAGCGCAGTCGTGCTACCGCTGACCACCTGCCCCACCAATTCGCTGTACAGGGCAGACCCAACGATTGGCTGAATCCGCATCTCCTGCACTTTGATGATGGTAGGCCGTATCTGCGTAAAGCTGACGTTTTCGTTGATGACCGAATTGTCCAAGAGCGTTTGCTCGCTTATGAATAGTGCCTTCATGCTTTGCTGATTTTGTTGCCTTTACGGATGACGATTTGCTGCTCCCACACATGGCGGCATTGCGGACGGTTCACGCCGCTGGCAGTGTGATACCAACCACCCCTGCGATTCCAAACGGAGTACCCCATGATGCTGCTGATGCCATCAATATCCTGCCGAGTGTACACCTTGCCTTGGGCGGCGAGGTCAAGCATTACCTTGCAGAACTCACGGCTGCTGCCCTTGTCCGCATTGCTGAACCCTGCGGCCCAAGCGTACTTGTAGCGCACTTCCAGCACAGGCTCTGCCGTTGGCTTTGCGCCTTCCTTGGCGATGGTGTCCACGGCCCTTGCAATGGGGTAGCGGTCTTTGTTTATCAGGTAGGCCACACGCTTGGCAACCTTCGCCTTGCTCACGCCGAACTCCTTGGCCATCTCTTCCACGCTGGCATCCCTGTTCTTCTTCCTGTACGCCTCAATCTTCTTGTCCAGCTCCTGCTCTTCCTCGCCAAGTTCTGCAAACGCTTGACGCACTTGGGTGTCCAAGTCGGAATCAAATCGAATTGGCCTGCTATTCATGACAACATATTCGTCCGCATTGCTTCCGAACTTGCTGGCAACCACCTCCAAAACCTTGAACTCTTCATCGCCCCAACCGAGGTCTGATTCATCATCTTCCTCACCCCACCAAGGTTCGTTAGGATTGCTGAACTTCTGCTCTTGCACGCCAAGCAGGGTGTTGACTTCTTCTGCACTCAATCCAAATCCAGCGGACAACATCGTGCGAGCCATGTCCAAGGTGATTTTGTCCTGTGCGTAGTGCCGCACAATCCGCATTAGGTTTTGGTACTCACGGCCCGATAGTTTCTTAATGTTGTCGTTGCTCAACTGCGCAGGGGCTTGCGGTTGCTCGTCAGGTTGCGGATTCGGCCCAACCACGTCAGCAGGTTGTTTTTCTAGTGGTGGCAAGCCTGCCTTCTCACGCAGTTCTTCCGGGGTCATGATGGTCAGCAGGGCTTGCTCACTCAATCGCTCGGTGATTGGCTCAACAGGGATAAGTTCCATCCCCTCCACGCCGTTGAACGAGCCCAAGTAGTTTATCATCCGCTCAACTTTGCGCACACGGTCGTTCACATACGTTGCCTTAAATAACTCGTAAGCCTCAACCAATTCCTGCCTGCCTCCAAGTTGGCCTTCGGTCTTCACGCCAAACAGCATCGGGTTGACCACACGGTGCGAGATGAATATCTCCTGCTGAATCGCCTTGTTCAAAATCTCGAACTGCTTGTCCATGTCGCTCGGAGTGAGCGGTTCCAAGGTCGGGGCTTTGCTGACATCGTCGTTGAACGTAACCACAAAGCGGCCAGCGTTATCCGTACCCGAAAACTTGCGCTTAATTTGGCGCTCAATATCGCCCTGTTCTTCAGGCGTAGGAATGCCGTTGTTGAAGTTTATCAAATACCCGCCCCAAAAGTTGTTTCGCAGGTTGTTGTTGTGGAAGTTCGCCACCTGCACGTCTGCTTCTATCCAAGCCAAGCCTCCCATGTATTCGGGCAGGGGATAGGACTTCACGCCTGCGGCATACACCCGATAATAAAACAACTGCTTGCCGATGCGATTGTCAGGGTCAAAGGCAGGGATTTTCTCGACATCGCCAATCTTCGGGAACAGTTGCACCATGTCATCGTTGTACCACTCCGCAACTTGGAACATCCGCTCCTCTTTGTCAACCCTGATTTTCTCGAATGGGATATGCTCCATCTTCGCAATGGTTCCCATCTTGTTCCAATGCACGCAGACAGCAAAACCGTTGAATATCTCCAAGTCCAAGACGAGCTTCTCGGTAATGTCATTCAGGTCATCGTGTTCGCTCAACCCGTCAAAGAACTTGGCGTAACGTGCCTGCTGTTCCACGGTCATCTTCTCACCTGCCTGCCATCCACCGCCAACGATGTAGTTCACTTTTCCGTTAACTATCGCATTGTGCTTTGAACTCCTGCGGTAATTGTCAAGGAGATAGTATGGGTACTCGTTGAACGCCCCGTAGGTGATGTACTTGCCTGCTTTGTTTTCGAGCATTACGGGGACTTTATGCTCTATCCCAAGCCACTGGGTGAACGATTGCTTTATGCTCATAGCGTGTGGACTGTGAAGGTAAGGGACTTGATGCTGATAGCCGTGGCACTACCTACTGCATTGATATACACCGAGAACTCATCGTTGCTTGCAGCATTTATGTACGCTTCGGAAATAAAACCGTGAGCATGAGTTCCTTGCAATGTTTGGTTGAATGCGGATTGACTTACGATGCTGCCATTCTTGGCGATGTAAATGATGTACTCCTGATTATTTTGTCCCGAAAAAACAACTTGAGCGGCAACCCTTACGGCTGCTGAAATCGTTCCTGTGTAACTGATGCTTGAGGAATTTTGCGTGAAGTTGTAAGTGCTGACGATGCCAGCGGTCATTGCTGATGTGATTTTGACCGCCGTGTTTAGAGTCGGCGTAAAAGACACCGCAGAATCTATGTAAAGGCTTGCAACGCCACGCTCTCGGTTTAAGGTTGCGGTATCGGCAAGGTCATCAAATAGACCTCCCACACGGGCGGCGGTGTTCGCTGCTGCGGCAGTTTCGTTGGTGATGGTTGCGGCACTTGCCTGCAACTGGGTGCGAGTTTGTACGCTCATGCGAAGGATGGGTCAAAGGTTGAATCGAATACCCTGACGGCACTCGCCGCATAGGGTTGGTAGGTGATGGTATTGGCGAAGGTGTTAAATGTGAGGCTGACTACCTGTACAAACGCCAAGCCTGTTTCAACCACCGCAACGGCTGCAGCAACCGTGGAAGAGGTATCGTAAACCTCGTAACGATACGAGCCTGTTTCAAGCGACCCCACGGTAATCTGAAATTTGTCATAGCGGTCGGTGTATGAAGAAAGGTTGGCCGATTTCAGCAGGGTAAAGTCCGTGCTTACGTTTTTGGCGATGTTGGTCAGCCGCAAGATATAGCGGTCGCCCGTGCTGGCTCGTTGCGTCCAAGTAACGGTAATCGTGTTCGTGGTGTTCGGGGATAGGTAAATCACTCTATCCCTAAATGTAGC